TTTTTATATTTTCACGAAGCCTATCAAGGTTAGCAAAAAGTTTTTTAGTTGCTTCATCAAGTTTACCTAAAGCATCTAAGTTTCCTTCTGGTTGTTCTCCTATAGGTGGTTCAATTTTATTTGTCATTTTTATCCTCCAGTGTTGGTTCTTGTAGGCGACACTCTAATTCATCTTCGACTAAAATTGTCGCAATGGTTTTATTAAATGGATAATGTTTTCTACCTATACCATCAACGAAATGTGTTGCAGATACAGAGTCTATATACATATCCAAGTGTAAAGAATCTTGAATTGGACTACCATCAAAATCATTAGATGGAATGAGTGATAATTGTTCGTCTACCTGACTCATGATATTATCTAACACAAGACTTTTACTTTTTTGTTTTTTCATTAAATCTTAAATATATGGGATAATTGTAAAAGTCAAACAAAATATGAAGTATTTATTAACAATATCCTTATGTTCTATGATGGATAGTGTGTGTCTAAAACCACACACTTTTCCAGATGTTTTTAATGACATTTATTCTTGTCAAATGATGGGGTATAACAAAGCCATTGATAAAATCGAAGAAATAGGTATTGATAAAGTAAACGAGTTTAAAATTTACACAACTTTTTCGTGTAAACCATTTAATACTATATGATTCTAAAATATATTTTAATAGGTAGTTTTTGTTGGAACTTTCATGATACTGGAACACAATGCACACAATGGATTACAGATAATCTTTCAGATGCATTAGTATGTAAAAATAAAGCCCTTGAAGTAGGTAGAACTAATAAAGCAAAGATTGAAGAATTAGGTGGTTTTATGGACCTTTATGATGTTAGTTGCATAGCTATTGATGAGACTGGCTATAATATTGACGAATCGTTTGAAATATCTTATAATATCTTATGACGGCTTATCGTATAAAGGCTTGTATGGGAGGACAGCATGTAGACAGTATAGTCGAGGCTGATACAAGCACTGCTGCGATTTTGAAGTTGTCAGAAAAAGTGGACCAGGGCGAAGTTAAAGTAACTGAAAATGGTTTCAACTTTAATAAGCGGGTTCACATAACTTATGAGGAACTATGATGAGTCCTGAAAAAATAAAGTTGTTAAAAGAATTAAAACAACTTGAAAATAAGTGGTCAACTGATTTTTTAGACCATGGTCTATGCACAGTTGAGATGCTTAAAACAGAAAGAGATATTAGATCCAAAAGAAATGCGATCAAATATCAAGATGTACAAGAAAACTTAGCTATAGCTGGCTAACTTTTCTTAATTTTTAAAAAAGGAAACTTTTTGCTTAGGGTATCTTTCGGCTTTTTAAACTCATAGTGATTTATAATTTTTAATAACTTTTCTCTTTTTGATACAGCATATGGTAAAAATAGTTTTGCCAAATGTAAAGCTTTTTGATGAGAACATCTCCATCTCCATTGATCTTTCTTACCCATAGACCCTTTACTAACACCCTTAAAATAAATAGACCCAACTCCAACAATATCATAAAAATTTTTTATACAATCTAAATCAGTCATTGCTATTTCCATAGCAATATTCCATTTTAAATATGTTTTTTTATTTTGGCTTTTACGTTGATACTGGGCATAGTTAACATTACCTTCACCATCAAATAATCCTGCTGCATATCCAATTAAATCTTGGTTGTTATTAGGAAGATTTTTTTTATTTAGCATCTCCCCAACTTTCTCCAAGGCCATACTCAACTACACTAGGAACTTTAAATTGAATTGCGTTTTGCATTTTCTTTTGTATTTGTTTTGCATGTTTTTCGTCTTTAACATTGAAACACAACTCATCATGTATTTGAAGCATTGGTAGGTGTCCATCTTCATAACAATCTAGCATAGACTGTTTTGTTTGATCTGCTGAAGATCCTTGAATCAATCTATTCAAAGCTTTATAAGTAAATGCTCTTTTAATATTATCTTTTCCATATTTGGCAACAGCATCTTCATATTTTTCTGCTATATGTAAACCAAAGTCTCTCGTTTCCCACATATCAAATCTACATTTCCTACCTTTTTTAGTTCTTATCACACCTTTTTCATCAGCTGCATATTTACATCTATCTGATAATTTTTTTACGAAAGGAACCTTTTTGTTATACTTAATAATTAATTCGTTTGCCTCATCTTTTGAAACACCCAATGATATAGCTAATTTTTGTTTACCCATACCATACATCAAACCCAATCCTATTGTCTTAGCCTGTGTCCTTTCTATTCCAACTAAATCAGCAACAGTTTGATGAAAGTCTGCCTGACTATTTTGATAGGCCTGAACAAGTTCATTAGAACCTTCATAACCTTCTCCTATTGAGGCTGCATAATGCACTGTCATACGAGGTTCTTGTTGAGAATAATCAAAGCTACCCCACTTATAACCTTCCTCAGGTATGAATAGACTTCTTATTTTAGGACCAAAGTCTTTATTTCTTGCAGGGACTTGTTGTAGATTTGGATTAGACATTGATAATCTTCCAGATACAGTTCCTCCATTATCTCCCCTCAGTTGATTTATCTCTCCATGAATTCTTCCATTAACTTGGTATTTCATAATTGAGGATAGAAAAGTTCCATGAAATTTATTTATCTCTCTTGCACTTACAATTAGTTGTGCTATTTTGTTTTTATTATTAATTAACCAATTTTGTGTAAAGGAAGGTTCTTTTGTTTTTTCGGTGCGTGGGTAGTCTAGCTTTAATTTGTCAAAAGCTTTGGCAATCTGGCGTGATGCCCAAATGTCTACTTCTATTCCTGATTCTTTTTTTATGGCCTTTAGTATTTCTTTTTCTTGGTTCTTCATTTCTTTTTGTAGTGCTGCAGCTTTTTCCACTTGCACTCTCACACCTCGTTGACGCATTTTTATTAGGATCGGAAGCAGTTGCTGCTCCATCTCCCAAACAGTAGTTAAACTTTGTGTTGCAATTTCTTGCTTAAATCTTTGCCAAAGTTTTAATGTTAACTCTGCATCTTGTTCTGCATAATATCCAACATGTTCTGCTGGTAACTTCCACATTTCAGCTTTAGGATCTATACCGTGAGCGGCTGCAGCTTCTCTAAGTTCTGTCTCTGCTTTTATTTCGTTCAAGTAATCTACTGATAAAGCGTTTAAAGAATATGAAAATCTGTTCTCATCTATTAATGCTGCCGCTATCATTGTATCTACAATAGGTCCGTGAACCGGGATACCGGATGCTTCTAACCAACCCACATCATATTGAGCATTGTGAAATATTTTAGTGCATGGAAGAGCACATATATCTTTCATATATTTTTTAACTTGTTCAGGTATCATGTTACCACCACCAAGATGGCCAAAGGGAAAATACCCTTTCCAACCTTCAACGGCCACTGCAAAACCTACAATCTCTCCTTTACCTAAAGCCCAACCAGCTCCGAGTTTTTCATTGATACCATCATCTCTAGTTTCAAGGTCAATAGCTATTTCTTTGTATTGAGACAAATCTTTATATTCTATTGGTGTGTTCCACATTGATTTTTTAAAAGTTAATGTTAACTGTAATCCATTACTCATTTTTAATTCTCTCCCTCTATAAATGGATAATAATTAATATTAATAACCACTCTACATTTTTGATCGGTGCATGTAGATCCTGTATGCTCCATGTTAGAGTTAAAATCAATTAATCTATTTTCAACACTATTAATCTTTTTTCCATTTATAAACTTTGTATAACCGTTATTTGTGTTGATATAATAAATCGCTGTTCTGTTATTTTTAAAATCATAATGAAAAGAATGCTCCTTTATATTATCAGTTTTAACAAGTAAGTTTGCCTTAATTCTAATTATTGATTTTACGTTTAATTTTTCAATAATAGGTTTGATAAGTTTATGGCCTGCAGACTCCACACCATTTCTACCAGTAAAAAACCTGTGAGTGAATTGACTTAAGTTTAAATCATCAAGCTCTGAATGATGAACAATCCAAGGGTTAAAATACCATGGAAAGTCAGTGCTCATCATAACACTTTGTATTTCATCAAATTCTTTAGTAGGTAAAAAATTATCTAATATTTTAATTGTTTGGTCCATCATATCTCATATTTGAATTGTCAAAAGCAAAATTTCCAGAAATAGTAACTCTATAATCATCACTAGAATAAAATGGATATACCATATGATTTAAATGAGATCTAAAAATCAAACCTCTCTTCTCCCAAGTTTTATCGGCAGGTATGGCTATTTTTTCTATATGACTTTGCTGGTTCTCCCCTAAAAAGAAAAACTGTAAGTGTCCTGCTAAATTATGTTTTGCATTTTTTCCTGGAGATGCTTTTAACTCGTCCTCCATAATAAAAGGTATTTTCATAAATATAATAAAACTAAAAACACCGTCATGGTCATGAATAGGATTAAACTCATATTTTTTTTGGAAGTTGACCCACAAAGAACCAATTCTTAAATCAAGTGGGTATGGATTAAATATCTTAAGTTTAAACTGTTCAGCTAATTTACTAACCTTAATTTGGTCTAATAAAAAACCCTCAATTAAATTTTTACTTTCATAAATACTATATTCTTCTTTTATATTTCCAGCTAAATTTTTATTCCACGGAATAGTTTTATCATTAATAGAATTATTTAATTCATTGTACATCTTATCTGGTATGGTAAACCCGTGTATCATTTATGTTTTTTTGTTATCATTTTCTGTTAAGTGTTGAATCTCTAAATCACAATAATGTTTTATCTTTTTTATGTCCTCAATTGATTTACCTTTTAATAGATACCTACATACATACTTGATCACGTTTGCTTGAAAAGGATTAAGACCATTTTTTCTTATAAATGTCCAAGGTTGAATAATAAATTTTTTATAATGTGACCCTCCTACTTGGACACCGTCTGGAAAAGTTTCATCAAACATATTTTTATTTGTCATTTTTCTCCTGCACATAAATTAAATAATCTTGTCCAATAGGATAATTAAACTTATAACTAGATCTTAGCAAATGTAAAGTTTTTCTTGCTCTAGTTGCACCAGTATACCAAACCTTTCTTTCATCACTTTTATCACTCTTATTTTTGTTTTCATAATCTGATGGGTAATTACCTTTACCATACAACACAACATGATTCGCTTCTCCACCTTTAACTGAGTGTATTGTATCTATAGTTATAAGAGGATCTTTATCTAATTCTTTTTGACCATATCTTCTAAGTAATCTTATGAAGTGCCTTACTTGTCTAGGTTTAAAATTCCTTCTTAATATCCAAAACCAAGGTTTAGTTTTTTGACTATCTTCTAAAGCAAGACCACACCATTCTTTTAAATCTTGAAAATTGTATTCTTTAAAATCAGGTTGTGCCCTCCAAAATTTATCTAATCTATAAGCAGGATCTTCTAGCTCTCTTATATGTTTGTACATGTTACGAGCTGCTTTCTTATCTATTTTTTTACCTTTAGTAATGGCAGTCCATGCTTTAATTGACTCCCACTGTTTTTGGTCAAAACATTTAGTTCCCTTATTATCTTTGTAATATAAACCTGCATCTTTAGCTAACATCCTAAGTTCATTAACAGTTTCATTTATACGTCCTAGAATATACCAATCTTCTTTAAATTTTTCGAATGGTATTTCTTTAAAAGATAAATAAGCTTTTACATATCCATCTTTGCCACCGGGTAAATATTCTTTCTCCTCACTATCATTAATACCTCGTCTTATTATTTGTGAGAAACTATGTATGGCCTCTCCAAATCTTCTTGTTTTTCTTAATTTTACTTTTCGACCAGGAAAAAATTTTGTAAAATATTTTGGATCAGCACCGTTCCATTTGTATATTGCTTGATCATCGTCTCCTGCTAAATAAATTCTTTTTACTTTAGGAGCCATCTTATAAATAACTGACCATTGTAAAGGCGTACAATCTTGTGCTTCATCTAATATTAAAACTTTTAATGATGGGAATGTAACTTCTTTGATAGCTCTTTCAATCATGTCGTCAAAGTCAATGAATGATCTTTCTCCGCCACCAGTCTTATAATGTTCGTAAGTACTTATCTTTCTTAAAAATACAGTGAGTGAATCTCTCTTATAACTTTCTTGTTTGTATGCTTCTTCTGGAGATATTAATAAATTTCTTGCCTTGCTATAAACACCGAGAGACCAATCCTTATACATAAAATTATCATCTGCTAATCTCTTATCACTTCTTTTAATTACTTTAGTTTGTAGTGCAAAATCAATCGTGCAATCTTTTGGATCAAATACTTCTTCTGGAAAGTATCTCCTACAATAAGTATGTAAAGTTTTAAATCTAGAAAAGTCATCAGTATTGTATTGAGGAAAAGACTCTAACGCTCTTGATACTGCAGTGTTAACTGCTTTGTTGGTAAAAGATAAATACGCAATCTCGTTTGGCCTTATACCCTTTCTTAAATAACCTTTTAAAACTTTTTCAATCAAAGTATAAGTTTTACCTGTACCAGGCGGACCAAAGATTTTTATTGTTTTGTGATAAAGCTCCTTTAGTATTTTAAGTTCTAAACTTTCCTGTGTGGAATTCGTCATCCATCTCCGATACTGTTTTCTTACTAACTTTTTTTTCTGCTTTCTTATAGTCTACAAACTTCGGCATTTCAACTGACCATACATTTTTAACACCTTCATGATAATCAATTCTTTCACAACCTAATAAATGCATAGCCTCAGAGGCACTTTTAAAAGTTTTGTCATTACCTAAAAATTTTTCAAAAGTAATTTTCTTAAAATAACATACATTTGTTTTTGAATCTAATACTACATAGTTGTCTTGTAATTTTTCAAAGTCGTCCTCTTCAATATGACTTTCAAAAAACTTTTTAAGAAAGTTATATTTCTCCTCTCCAAGTGTATCTTCAAATTTCATCTTTTCGTTTTCTACTGCTTGCCTTACTATAGTTGACATAAGCATTTCAAACGGTGATGGACCAGTTCGAGGCCTTGGTAAGGTTATCCAATAGATACCATATCTTAATAGTTTTACTCTAAAAGATTTTTCATCTTTCATATCTTCTGGTCCTATTAAAATTTTTTCTCCTTGAAATTTAAATGAGTATTCTATTGATTTAGTGCTTCTAATAAATTCTATTTCTTCAAAGTCATCTATTAAATCTGGCACTTGTGAGCCAATACCTAGCTTTCTAAACTTACATTTATCCTTGTCACATAAGGGTGTATTGCATCTTAAATTATAATTTTTTTTACTTACAGAATTTGCAACAGTGTTAATTACTTCTTTTTCATCTAATGGTGTTGTAAAAACTTCTTTGTTTCTCTCAAGAAGAATATTAGTTATTTCTTTTTTAGAAAGGTTACCATCAGCTTTTCTCATTTCTAAAACGCCTATATTAAACAATAAATCATTTCTGTGATTACCAGACCATTTCTCACTTATCATTTTTTGACAACAAGGTGGGTATTGTTTCCAATCGCTTTCTGGTTCGTATTCCTTAACTTTTATTTTATTTAGTTGATCCAATGATAAGGTTTTTTTCTTTACTAAATCCAAAAAAGTACCAATCATTACAGGTGTGTTTTCATTTGTATATGCAAATTCTGTGGTAGCATTCATATTAAAATAGGGCATGTTCAAGCATTTGTTCATTGGGAAAATTTCTTGTGCTTGAAAAAAGTCATTATTCCATTGATGTAGTTTTTTCAAAACTTCTTTAACTGGATACCAGTCATCCAAAAATAAAAATAAATGTAACCCTCCAGATTTAGATCTAGTTGGTATTAATGGTAAATTAAATTCTTTTATTATATCTACAATTTTTTTTTGATTATAATTTTTATAATTATGTGGGTCGACATCTATGCAACCCCATTTGCATAAATTATCTTTTTCGGGTTTGATACCTATTCGTTTCTTACCTTCTAAATGTTCCTTCCAGATTTTAAGAGTAACTGGTTCGTGGACCGTGATTGTTTGGCCTACAGTCTTGCCCCGTTCATCTACCTCTCCAGTTAGAGAGGTAGTGATGAACAGTTCAGAATTACCCTCAAATATTTTTAAGAGCTCCTGTTCCATGGTTTAGAATGGAACGCCAGTTTTTTCTTCAGCTTTATCTTTTGTTAAAGATTGTACGTCTTGTGTAAAATCTACTTTACCAAAGATATCACTCTTCATTGCACTTTGATAAAACGCTTGAGTTGTTTCTAAAGCCTTAAGATTTTCTTTTGTATCTAAAAACTTATTAAACTCTACAACCCAACCATACCAAGAGTTTTGTGAATTAGACTCTTTAGTCGTGCTTAACTTGTAAGCAGTAGACCATGATGGTGGATTATACATACCGTTCTTACCTTGTGCTCTTCTAGACATAATCATAGAGTTCCATGTCTTTGATTTTTTCTTTTGTGTAGATTTCATAGTAATCAAGGCTTGTTCCATTGGATTATAATCTTCATCTAAAATGTAAACAAAATGATTACCAGTGTCTTCAACATAGTTACCGTTTTTTAAACGATCTTTGTTGTCAGCACCTCTAGTTGTCTCAGACATAATAGCTGGATCAGTGTGTATTGCCACTGGTCTTCCTGGGCTGTCTCCCTTATCTTTCCATTCATTAAATGTATTAATGTAAAGACAAGGCACTACTATCAGTCCTTTTTTACCTTTCCAAACTTTACCAGATGTTTCACTCCATATGTCTCCTTGCTTAGCA